GCAAAGTCATAGATGCACAGTCTGCATTAACTGTGACAGTGACAGAAACTGCGGCTGTGACCAAAGTAATAGAATTTGCCTGTGACTTTGGTGCATTGTTTGCACCTTCAATGACTGCAGAAGCATTAAAGAATCATACTGCGGTATTAGACACAGTGGTTTCTATGTCTGTAAATGCTGTGGCTAATAAGTCTGCAACCATCACACTTGATAATATCATAAACCAAAGCAGTCAGGCTGTAAAAACCACAGATGTTACATCAACTCAAAGTGCAACCTTAACACAGACCACAACGGCAACATCTTTAAAACTTACAGAATCAAATCTTTCTAGTTCACTTACAATTAGTGTTACTGGAGTTAGAGTAAAAACTGCACCAGCATCTTTATCCACTGTTTCTACAATCTCTGCAAGAGGATTTAAATCTTACGAGTTTCCTTGGTTGTTAAAAACTACCAATGGTAGTTTAAATTTAAACACTACTACAAAACAATTTGGTCTAGCCAGTTTAGATGGCGCCAGTGTAGGCGGAGCAAGTTTAATTTATTCAGCCACAGATGATATTCCTAATGATCAAGGATTTGCTGTGGATTTTTGGTATAGACAACCTTCCAGCACAGGCAACAATCTTGCTCAATTAATTGTTTCAAATGAAACTGGATCCCCGCCTACCAATCAATTTAGTATGGGTGTTTCTGGTTCAAGTGCGTTTTTCAATTATAGATTAAGCAACGGCACTGATAGAAGTATCACCAGTGCTACTAATAGCATAGTGTTTGGCAATTGGTATTACCTAGCATTTGTCTATGACAGTTCATTAGATCAAGCAGAAATATGGATTAATGGAACTAGAGTTATTACAGACACTAATCGTATTTTTGCAGCCACCTCAGGTAAAAAACAATTTAGCATTGGCATAGGACCAAATGCACTGATAGATGAAGTTCGTGTTTCATATGGTGCACCTAGTAGCATAGGTTCATTTAGTTCTGTGCCTAGCAGTGCTTACCCTTACAATACTGAAACTACTAGATTCCTAGCACATTTTGATAATAATTTTAATGCAGATTTTACAGTATTAGCAACTACACAGGCCGCATTGTCTGCAGTCAATCAGATCAATATTTCAGCAGTTAAATCTACAGGAATATCAGCATCGTTGTCCAGTGCATTTACACAGACCACAGCAGTAACTTCTGTAATAGATGCTGTCAGCAATCAGCAATCAACAGTTACTCAAAACACTGACATTGATAGAATTAGATATGGTCTCAGTGATCTTTCTGTGGCAGCCACAGAATCAGTAATCATAGGCACTGTCAAACAGTTCAGCGTGGCAGTCAGTGGAGCATTACAATCTACAGTAGATGCTGATGCAACTCTAAGACCATTGGTCTATTTAGAATCACAGGCAGTAATTTCAGTGACTGCAGAAAAGATCACAGATGTTGTTTCTGCACACACAGTGGTCAGCACACAGACAGCCAGCATACTTTATACTGCCAATGCTCAAAGTTCACAGACTGTGGCAGTATCACAGACTGTTGATAACAGTCGTGTTAGATATGCACTAGCAGATTTCAATGCCACTGCCGCAGTGGCCGCAACAGGCAACAAGATACCTCCATTCAGTAGCAACATGACTGTGACTGCTGGTATCACTGCAGAAGCCACTAAATTCAAACGCACAGACAGTCAGTTATCTGTGACTGTGACTGCGAATATAGATGCTGTGAAGACTGTGTCTGTGAGATCAGCATTGGCCACAGCCAGCACACAGAGCACAGAATCAATCAGAGTAAGATTTGCCAATAGTCAATTAACTTCAGCATTTGCACAAACTACTGCGGCAGTCAAGTCCGTGTCCACAGGTATGTCACAATCTGTGACTGTAGAACAGACTGCTCTAGCAGTGAAAACTGTAGATGCAGACATAGACAACCTAGTGGCATTTGGATCCAGCATAGATGCTGATCTAACTGCTCGCCCATTGGTCTACTTGGAAACACAGGCTGTGTTGACTGCCATAATTGGATCTATCAAAGATACCAGAGTTGGTCCAGATATCAAGGGCATTGAATTCAACAACAGCAGCCAAACAGGCAGTGAAGACCTAGGTGATAATTGGCTGTATATTAGAGATCAGAAATTTGTTCTTGACACAGCCAGCACAGACACATTCTTGATAGCATTCTGGGCCAAAGATCCATTAGGTGTAATTTTAACCACAGGTATAGATTTTTCTCAGAATGGCGGTTATTTCAAATTCACTGCCAACAGTTTGATATTTGAAGGACTGAGAGGCACAGGTTTTGGGCAGACCAATGATAGGTATGCTCAGACTTGGTCAGGACTGACTACCACAGGTTGGCATCACTATGTGATCTATCAAACGGCCGCAATGTCTACTGCTAGATTATACATTGATGGTGAGGCACAGGCTGTGCCTTCTGTGATCAACACAGATGATGGAAATTCACCTACATTCTCAGCCACCAAAGCCATTGGCCTATACAGACCCAATAACCCCTCAGGACAATTTGTATTAAGATGGTGCCTAGGAGAAAGAATTATCAATTGGTATGATTCAGTTAATGATCTAACCAATGTATTCAAATCATCAGAAAGTTTCCAAGGCAGCGTCTATCAATTTGTGGCTTATTTTGATTCAGGCACACCTAATGGTCTAGATCAGCGTGTGATCAATAAGATCTATAGCCCTGTGACTAGAAACCTTGGCACATCAGGCACTGACACAGGACTAGCACAGCCAAGACTATATCTAAGACTCTTAGACTACACTGACATAGAAAACCGTGGCAGTTTAACATTAGAAAACACAGTAACTAATATTCCAGATTGGTATACAATCACTGATCTAGATGTCTTAGACAATCTCAATCAAAGTTATATACAGGCCAGTGACTACACAGAATCTATAGCCAACAATGCCAGTGATCTAGAACCTGGACTGCTGATAGAAAGTGATTTGGTAGCCTCCTTTATAGGTGTGTTCTTATTTGCTGTGAATTTATCCACTGTGTCTGCACAAACTGTGTCTGTGCAAAGACTCAGAGGCACCCTAGTAGATTTGCCAATCACTGCGACAATGACCACAGCAGTGACAGTGACTGCAGGTGCAGTTGTGGATCAATCTGTGACTGTGACAATGAGCACCACAGTGAGCAAATTCACAGGCTACGCCTCCACACAGGCTGTGCAGTTTACACAGGCCACAATAATTGGTCTGCTTGAACAAGGCCAAATTGCTTTATCAGATCAATTTGATTTTGTCTGTGACTTTAATGCACTAGCACCAATTCGTGCAGAAGCAGATCTCAGTGTCACTGCTCAATTGGTCTGTGATCCTAGCAGTTTCACTGACATGATCAGTTTACAGGTCAGTGCTGCCTCATTGACTGCGGCAGTCACAGTAATACCTCCAATTAGAACCAGTGCTAATCTCACAGCCACAGCCACAATGTCTGTGACCATAGGCAGTATTGAACAGTTTGCAGTATTGACACAGAGCATGGGCACTATGACTGTGCAGCCAGTGTTTACTGCAAGACCACAGAGTCAATTGACCAGCACAGCCACAGTGGCATCTACAGCAACAAAACGCACAGGTATTGTGGCCAATTTAACAGTAAGTGGCTTTCAATTAACACAGGGTGATGTCATTAACATAGATCCGTTCTTGACATTGGTAATACCAAGAGAAACTGGCATACTAAAAGTCAAGTCAGAAACAAGGATCTTAGAAATCACAGAAGAAACCAGATCATTAATCGTAGAAGGATGGGAATAATATGTCAACAATAACAGGATACAAACAGGACACACAGGGTGCTTGGATACCCAAAGACCCTGAAGCAAGATTGGTCTATACCATGGACTGGTCAGAATGGCTAGCCATTGGTCAGACCATTACAGCAGTCACTTACACGCACAACTCCAGAGCCAATGATGCTGATCCAATCATCATACACAGTTCAGGCATAAGTGCAGGCAACATGACCTATGCAGAGATCAGTGGCGGCACAGAGGGCAAGACCTATGTAATCACAGCAGCCATAACCACTGACAATGCCAAATTAGATCGCAGATCATTTAAGATACAGGTCCAAAAACGCTACGCATCAGTGTAATTTGGATTGGTAAAAAGAACATTGACAAACCCTCTCTGTGATGCTATTATAACAACATAGCAACCACACACAAGGGATTCAAAATGACAACCAAATTAAGCAAATATGTCCAATCTAAATTGGATGAAGACCAAATTACCTACATCATGGCAGGTGAACGCAAGAGTCATGAACTATCAACAATGGTCAGCGAAGGTATAGGCATTGGTAAGCATATCAAAGTTCAAGCCAAAAGACAAATACTAATTGAAGGTCCTCCAGGTGTTGGTAAAAGTCATACTACCAGACAGACCTGTATCCAAAATGGTATTCAACCAGTAGAAATTGGCACGGGTGCAACAGCAAGTTATATCGCTGGTAAACTTGCCTATGCTGAATATTGGACTCCACCAGGTCAAGAAATTGTCTGCATTTATGACGATGCTGATGATGTGGTTTTTGATAAAACTTCAATTAATTCAAGCAAACTGATGTTTACAGATGAATCAATGGAACCTCGTTTTATTCACAATGTTAATTTGACCAAAGAACTTAAAAGTCTTGAAAATTCAGGAAAAGTTCGTATTGTAGAAGCAATGAAATCTTTTATGGGTGAAGACGAAACAGGTATCAATATTCCATTAGATCGATTCCGCTTTATTGTGCTAACCAATGAAGACTGGGAAAGAAAAGCAGAAAGAGAAAGATACAAGTATCTAGCACCTGTTGTTGATCGTTTTAACTACAATAGACTTGATTATAATTGGACCACAGCCTGGGGATGGTTAAGTCATGTGTTGCTTAACAGTCAACCTTTCGCTAACAAAGGCTTTGATCTCACAGAAGAACAAAAAGTTGAAATCATCAATTGGTTATACACACGCTGGGATAAAATGGGTAATAAACAGACCTATAGAACAGTTCGTGAAATGGCTGAATACATTATCAATGAACCTGACAATTATCTAAATCGTTGGAAGAAATTTATTAGGACTGAAAATGCCAAATAAACTCATTGACATTGAAAATGAATTTGAAGATATCCAAGACTTCTTTGATGAGAAAGCCATTGCAACTAGAACAGCAGTTAAAAATAGAGATTATAAGACTTGGTATGCTGCCAATTCAGAAAGATTAAATGATCTTGAGTATGTTAAAAAATTATCTGAATCTATTTCAACTTTTTATAAAGATAATCCTAATTTTCAGAAAGAAAAAGTAAATTCTAAAAAATGGAAAGAAGCACATAAAGAAGGTGTTAAAAACTATATCAATGGTCCAGACTATGTTCATCCTAAAGGAATGTTAGGTAAAATTCGATCAGAAGAATCTAAAAAGAAAGCATCTGAAAAACTTAAAGGTCAAGTAAAACCCTTAGAAGGTAATAAAAAAATCAGTGAACAACGATTAGGTAAAAAGCCAAAACATGAAAGCATTGAAAAAATGCGACAAAAACTTTTAGGTAGAGAAACTGGAAGAAGTCGCCAAGTGCAAACACCATCAGGAGTCTTTAACAAATTAAAAGATGCCGCAGATCACTATGGTGTTTCTACTGGTTCTATTAAAAATTTTATTGCAGGTCAAAATGTTAAAGAATGGTTTAAACCTCATTTAGAATCTAAGGGCGTTATGTTTAATGATTTAAAACCACTAGGATTTAGTTGGTTAGGAGATGTTCAAAAAGAATTAGGAGCAAAAAAAGTTCAAACTCCTGATGGTATATTTGACAATGTTGTCCTAGCCAGTATATTTTATAAAATTACTCCAACGGCTATTAGGTTTAGAATTAAAGCACAACCTAACAAATACTTTTACATACAATAACTCATAAAGCCCCAAATAAACTGGGGCTTTTTCTTATCCTGCTTAAATATAAGCATGGAAGACCAAACTAATATTCCCTCCTCTGAAGAACCAAATCTACCCTCAGAACAGCCAGAACAAGATCTAGACAAATACCCTCGTTGGGAATACCCAGAACGCAGGGATCCTAAATGGGGTGAAGTCACTAAAAAAGGTCTGATTATAGGCCGTGGTGCTAGACAAAAAATAGTGCCCCCAGATGAAGTCTACAAATTAGCCACTATGGGCTGTCCTGATCGTGAGATTGCAGAGTGGTTTGATGTATCAGAAAGCACACTTCGCTACAATTTTAGTTCCTATCTTACAAAAGCCAGAGCACAACTAAAACAGCGTTTAAGACAAGCACAGTTAAGAGTGGCCTTTGAAGGCAATCCTACTATGCTAATTTGGATGGGTCGTCAAATATTGGGCCAAAGTGATCAGCCTATGAACAATGATGATGACAAGCCCTTACCGTGGAGTGATAATGCTACTGCATCCCAATCAGCAGAAGATCAGTGATGATCCACATCGTTGGCGTGTGTTGGTAGCAGGTCGTAGATTTGGCAAATCATTTCTAGCCATGAATGAAGTGGCTAAAATTGCTAGACACCCCAACAAGCGTATATTCTTGATCTATCCTACTTATAGACAGGCCAAACAGGTCATATGGGATGAGTTTAGAACAAGACTCTATGAAAAGCGTTGGTTAAAAAAGGTCAATGAAACTGATCTAACTTTTGTCTTAAAGAACAACACCAAGATCAGTCTTAGAGGTGCTGACAATGAAGACAGCCTTCGTGGTATCAGTCTTGATTATGCAGTATTTGATGAATTTGCCATGATATCAGAATCAGCATGGACTGATGTTATTCGTCCTGCACTCAGTGATCGCCAGGGTGGCGCATTGTTTATTACCACTCCTATGGGTCAAAGCAACTGGGCCTATGATCTGTATCAGCGTGGTCAGGACCCTACAGAAACACAATGGCAGAGTTGGCAGATGCGAACCATAGATGGTGGCCGTGTAACAGAAGAAGAAATAGCACAGGCCCAGCGTGATCTTGATGCTAGAAGTTATGAGCAAGAATACCTAGCCACATTTGTAACTTACTCAAATCGTGTGCATTATTCATTTGATCGTGAACACAATATCAAAGTCTATCAAGGAGAGATCCCCAATCTACTCTATGTGGGTCTTGATTTTAATGTGGGAATGATGAGTGCCACTGTGTTTGTTAGACAAGGAGACATAATCCATGCCATTGACGAAATCGCCCTTTACAGTTCCAATACTTTTGAAGTCTGCGATGAACTTAAAAGTAGATACCCAGATAAAAGAATCTGGGTCTACCCTGACCCATCAGGTGCGGCTCGCCGCTCTTCTGCAGCCACAGGTCAAACAGATCACACCATCCTCAGAAACGCAGGGTTCATAGTAAAGGCTCCAAATTCGCATAATCCAATACGGGATGGAATCAATGCTGTAAATAGTAAGTTGTGCTCAGCGTCAGGATCTAGAACCATGTTCTTTGATCCCAAATGCAAAAAGAGCATTGAGTCAATGGAAAAACATACCTATAAAATGAATAGCAGTATACCAGATAAGGAAACAGGATTTGATCACTTTTCAGATGCTATCCGTTATTTTGTAGACTATGAATTCCCAGTCACCAGAGAAAGAACACCTGATCCTTATGCGCCTAAACGCTGGCAGCATAAGATCGCCGCATAAGGAACATAAAAATGAATCAAACATTATTAGAACAATACATGGCAGTGGTTTCAACCAACAACCTCTACCAACGCAATCAAGCACAGTGGGAATACCTGCTAGAATCATATATGGGTGGCATTGAATACAAGAGAACAGGCTATCTAACCAG